TTTCAAACAGGTCCAGGTGGAACAGGTTGGAATCCACTACAAAATGTACCTCCTGGTTCAATACCTTCTGGACGACCAAGAAGTATAGGAGATAAGAAAGCTAGTGGAAGAATAGGTGGATTTAGGAGAGGTGGAAAAGCAAGAAAATTTGGCCAAGGTGGGGTACCTGGACACAATCATCCTCATTCTTCTAATGATTGTTATTGTTATGGAATGAATGGATTTGATGTTATTCAATCTGGTAATAGTTGTTATAATCTAATGGGGCAACATTTGGGTAATTTATGTACATCACATCCGCCTGCAGGTGCAATGAATAAGTACCAAAGAAATAAACCAAGATCTTCAAGAATATTCGCTGGTGGTGGAAGAATGCCATATAAAACAGGACCAAGAGAAGAACGATATACAATAGGTAGAAATCCATATAGAAGAGGTGGAGGAATAAGAAGATTTGGTCACGGAGCATATTTAGGTTCACCAAATTCATGTACAGATGGAATGGGTAATAATGTACCTTGTTAATAAAATATTATCATTATTATTGATATTTTCTTTTATTATTCCACAAGAACCTTGTGAAGGTCAATGTTTACCAGACGATGTTGTTGAACAAATAAGAATAGATATTTTAACATTAGAAAATGATAAAGAATCTAATGAAAAAATCATCAAAAACTTAAATGAACAGATATATATGTATATACAGAATGATAGTTTGAATCAAAACTTAATTTCTGATTATAAAAACCAATTAATATGGAAAGAAGAAATGATTGATTTAGTTAAACCAAAATGGTATGATAATAAATATCTTTGGTTTTTTGGTGGAGTTATACTAACATCAGGTGCTGTTTATTTAGCTGGGCAGATTAACTAATGTCTGATATTAAACAAGCAATAAAAAGAGAATACTTAAAATGTGCTGAAGATCCAGTATATTTTATGAGAAAGTACTGCACAATACAACATCCTAAAAAAGGTAAAATAAAATTTGATTTATACGATTTCCAAGAAAAGATGTTAACTGATTTTAAAGATAATAGATATAATATTATTCTAAAATCTCGTCAATTGGGTATATCTACTCTTTCAGCAGGATATTCTTTATGGACAATGTTATTTCACGCTGATAAAAATGTTTTAGTAATTGCAAAAGATAAGGATACTGCTAAAAACCTTGTTACGAAGGTAAGAGTAATGTATGCGGGATTACCTCAATGGTTGAAAACAAAAGTTGATGAAGACAATAAACTTTCATTACGACTTGGAAATGGTTCACAGATAAAAGCAGTAGCTGCAACTTCAGAAGCTGGTCGTTCTGAAGCACTATCTTTACTTGTTATTGACGAAGCAGCATTCATTGAAAATATAGACTCAATATGGACTGCTGCACAACAAACATTGGCAACTGGTGGTGATTGTATTGCTCTTTCAACACCTAATGGTGTGGGTAATTGGTTTCATCAGCAATGGGTGGGTGCAGAAGATGGCACAAATAATTTTAATACAATTAAACTTCATTGGACAAATCATCCTGACAGAGATGAGGCTTGGAGGGTAGAACAAGATAAAGTATTAGGTCCTTCACAAGCTGCTCAAGAATGTGATGCTGACTTCCTTACTTCTGGACAATCTGTAGTAGATCCACAAATTTTACAATGGTATAAAGAAACAATGGTTAAAGAACCTGTTGAAAAAGTTGGTATCGATAGAAATTTATGGATATGGGAACAACCTGATTATACAAAAGATTATATGGTTGTTGCTGATGTGGCTCGTGGAGATGGTACTGACTATTCAGCGTGTCAAGTATTTGAAGTTGAAGATTTAAAACAAGTAGCAGAATATAAAGGACAATTGGGAACAACAGATTATGGAAATTTCTTAATTGAATTGGCTACAAAATTTAATGATGCATTATTAGTGGTTGAAAACAACAATATTGGTTGGGCTACACTACAAACTATTATTGATAGAAATTATAAAAATTTATTTTATATGTCGAAAGACTTACAAGTAGTTGATGTTGAACATCAGATGACTACAAACAAATACAGAACGCAAGATAGACAAATGGTACCTGGTTTTTCAACGACTGTTAAAACCAGACCATTAACTATAGCTAAAATGGAAGAATATACAAGAGAAAAATTAGTAAAATTGTATTCTGCTAGATTAATTGATGAATTATTTGTGTTTATTTATCACAATTCAAAAGCAGAAGCAATGGATGGTTATAACGATGACTTGGTTATGTCTTTTAGTATCGCTCTATGGATAAGAGATACTGCTTTGAGATTAAAAACTGAAAAAGACACTCACCAAAGGTCTATGATGGATTCTTTATTAAATGTAAATGGTAATAAAGAGGTTGGAACTGGTTTTCAAAAAGGAAAACCTGGTCAACCAAAAAATAATCCATATGAAATGGAAGTAGGTGGTGAAAAAGAAGATTTAACTTGGTTAATTAAATAAAAGAGGTAAAAATGGCAGAACAAGAAAACATATTAACGAGATTAGGGAAATTATTTCAATCTAATATTATTGTTAGAAAGTCAGACAAAGGTCAACTTAAAGTTAAAGACATTAACTTAAGTCAAAATACACCTTTAGTAAATAATTTTATAGATAGATACTCTAAATTAATGGCAACAAATAAAAATATGACATGGTCTGGAAAACAGAATCAAAGAAGTGCATATGAGACAGCCAGACTAGAATTATTTAGAGATTACGAAGGAATGGATGCAGATCCAATTATATCATCGGCTTTAGATATTTATTCAGATGAATCTACAGTAAATAATGTGGAAAATGAAATAATAAAAATAAAAACAGATAATCCCAAAGTTGCTAAAATACTTCATAATTTATTTAATGATATAATGAATATTGAATTTAATCTTTGGTCTTGGATAAGAAATTTATGTAAATACGGTGACTTTTTTTTAAAACTTGATATAATAGATCAACATGGTATTGTTAATGTAACACCAATGTCACCATATGATATTTCAAGGTTAGAAGATCATGATCCAAATCAACCAAAATTAGTACAATTTGAAATTATTGGAGATTCAAATAATAAAGAAAAAGAATGTTTAGAAAATTATGAAGTGGCTCACTTTAGATTACTTTCTGATTCTAATTACTTACCATATGGTAAATCAATGTTAGAAGGAGCTAGAAAAGTATTTAAACAATTAACTCTTATGGAAGACGCTATGTTAATTCACAGAATTATGAGAGCTCCAGAAAAAAGAATATTTAAAGTTGATATTGGTAATATTCCACCAAATGAAGTGGATAATTATATGCAACAAATAATCAACAAAATGAAAAAAATACCTGTTATAGACCAAAATACAGGTGATTATAATTTGAGATATAATATAGAGTCAACAACTGAAGATTATTATTTACCAGTTCGAGGAAGTGACAGTGGAACATCAGTAGAATCTTTACCTGGATTAGCAAATGATGGGGCGATTGAAGATATTGAGTATGTTAGAAACAAATTGATGGCGGCTCTTAAAATACCTAAAGCATTTCTTGGGTATGAAGAAGGTGTTGGGAGTAAAGCTACATTGGCTGCTGAAGATGTTAGATTTTCAAGAACGATAGAAAGATTACAAAAAATATTATGTGCAGAACTTGAAAAAATTGCTATAGTTCATTTATATACACAGGGATTTGAAGATGCTGAATTGATTAATTTTGATTTAGAATTAACAAATCCATCTATGATACATGCACAAGAAAAATTAGAATTATTAACTCAACAAACTGACATTGCAAATAGTTTAATGGAAAACAAATTAATATCTCGTGAATGGATATATGAAAATATATTTGACTTTAATGATCACGATAAGAAAAAAGTATTTGATGGTATTATTGATGATCAAAAACAAAACTTTAGATTTGAACAAATTTCTATGGAAGGTAATGATCCAGTTAAGAGTGGTGAATCGAGAGGTACACCAACAGACTTGGCACTTTCAGATCCAGAAACTGGAGATGCTTTTCAACCAGATGAAGATGCAATGTCTCAATGGGATGAGGATACCGATTGGGGTGGTGACAGAAGAAGTGGAACTGGTAAAAAAACATATGGTGCTGATTATAAAGCAAAAGATTTAAAAAATGCTACTTCATATGAACGACAAAAAAATGGTAAACGACAATTTAAAGGTGGTTCACCATTAGCAACATCAAGAGGAAGTACTCTTGTAACAAGAGAAGGATTGATGGATTCGTTGAAGAAAAAATTTGGTAAAGATATTAAAGATAAAAGTATTTTAAGTGAAAAAATTATAATAGATGAATAATAAATATGTAATAAAGTATAAAAACTTTATATTTATATATGAAAAATTGCATAAAAGTATAAAAGACTCGGAGATAAGTGTATGCTGAACATAAAAGCTAAACATACGAAAATTCGAAATACAGGATTGTTGTATGAATTTTTGTTACGTCAAATAACGTTAGATATATTAAATAACAAGAACAGTAAAGCTGTTAATATAATAAAAGAAAGGTTTAGTGAGAAGACTGAACTTGGAAAAGAACTTGCGTTATATAATATTGTATTAAATAGAAAATATGCAGATGATAGAAAAGCTGATTATTTTTTAAATGAAGTTCTAAATTCAAGAACTGAATTAAATAATACACAATTAAAAAGAGAGAAATATAATCTCATTAAAGAAATAAAAGATGTATATGACTTACAAAAATTTTTATCTTCAAAGGTAAACAACTATAAGATATATTCTTCTATTTATAGATTGTTTGAATATTCTAATTTATCTCCAGAACTAAAAACGGAATCACATTTTAACTTGGTTGAACATATAACTACTAAAAATGGTAATATTAAATTATCAGAAACAGTTATTAACTTACCAAATGATGAAGATTTGAGAATACTTACCTATAGAACTCTTTTAGAAAAATTTAATTCAAAATATACTAAATTAAGTGGTACACAAAAAAATCTATTAAGAGAATATATAAATAATGTTTCTAATACAAGTTCTTTAAAAGATACTTTAAAACAGATAGTAACAGAATTAAAAAAAGATTTAAAATCACACTCTAAAAATCTTAAAGATAAAGTTGTTAAAATTAAAATGAATGAAGCTTTAAAATCAATTGATAAATTTTGTGGATTTGATCAAAAATCTTCAAATGTCAAAGATTCACATGTTTTACAAACAATGAGATATTTGGAACTTCTTAAGGAGCTTAAAAAAAGTGGAAGAAACAAAGCTAAGACAATACATTCGTAACTTTATCCAAGAAATTAAAGATGAGGATGAAGAGTTAGAGGAAGTAACCACTACTAATGATGCAGAGGGTTATAGTACTCCATATGCATTTAGTACGAAAGAAGACGAAGAAAAAAAGAAGAAAAAATTAACAAAAGGTACAGGCTTTAAAGCAGTTAATGAAGCACTTGATGATAGTGATATTAAAATAATTAAAAAAATTATTCGTGATGTAATCGGTGATGTCTATCGTGACATTTGGTTGAAACGAAATTCGTGGAAATAGGAGAATATTATGGGTTGGAATTATGTATATAATGAAGCAACTGGAAAATCAGAACCATCAGGAAGTGCTTATTCAGGTGGAGATGGTGCATATATAGTATCAGGTTCTACAGTATATGCAGATGGTGCTCATATTTTAGATTCTGGTGGTGATCAAAGAATTACATTTACAGATGCCGGTTCAACACTTTTTAAAGACGATGGTGGTACAACAGGTATTACATTAGATGCATCTAATAATACAACAATTGCTGGTACTTTAACAAGTACTGGTTTGATAACTGGTAATGCTGGTTTAGCAGCTGATAATTTTACAGTATCCGATACAACTGGTAATACAGCAATCGGTGGTACATTAAAAATTGGTGGTCATTCAGCTGTAGTAATAGAAGATACTTTGTCTGATGCTCCTTCTCAAGCAGAAAGTCAAGCGATTTCATTGACAACCGTTGAAACTCAACTGACAACTGATGCAGATGCAGATGCTGCAACTTTAGCAGATGGTGCAGAAGGTCAGATTAAAGTAATTACATTAAAAACAGATGGTGGTGGTAATATGGTAATAACACCAACCAATTTAGAGGGATATAGTACAATAACTATGGCAGACGCGAAAGATAGAGTTGCTTTAATATTCTCTCAAACTAAATGGGTAGTGATATCTAACGATGGTTGCACTTTAGCATAATAATTAAGGAGATAGAAGAATGTCAAAACAAATTTTAGTAGATTATATACCATTTGAGGTATCTAGACAACAAATCAATGAATCTATTTCAGAAAACAATGGTAGATTAATTGTAAAAGGTACTCTACAGAGAGCAGAAGCAAAAAACCAAAATGGTAGGGTATATCCCAAAGACACTTTGGTTAGAGAAGCTAAAAAATATGCTAAAATTCAAATTAAAGAACGAAGAGCATTAGGTGAACTTGACCATCCAGATTCTTCTGTTGTAAATTTAAACAATGTATCACATAATGTATTAGATATGGCTTGGCAAGGTGATGATTTAGTTGGAACTGTCGAAGTTCTCGG